CACCTCGTCAGCCAGGACGGGCTCGAAACCTCCATGCACATACTGCTGTAGAACAGCGTCAATGTCGTCAGTGTACACAAGAGAGTCATCACCATGGGCAATTGCGGCATATACCTCGTCGCAGCACTCCAGCATAGCCAGGTGCGCCCTAGTGTTCCCCCCCGATGTATCACCGTCTCCAGATGACACTTGACCGATGCGTGAAAACTTCCACCCACCGGTCGTGACGCCATGACGGCGTCTGTCCCTGTGCCTTAGAGCCTCAAGGCAGTCCGGTGGCGCCCCACACACTCGGTACTCGTTGAACAAGCACTTCATGATGGTGGGCCCCACCGATCTGTCCCATCGTCTGGCGTCTATTGCATACCAACTACAACCCGGTTTGTCAACCCGGCGCGGGATCTCGTCAAAGAACGCGCCGATCTGTTCGGCCGACTTGCCGCCTGCATAAAGGTACAATCCATCGGTGTTGTAGATTTCGCCAAGTCGCTTGCTGTAGGCCCAGGTAAAGGGTCCCGTTGCAATTTTGACTTCTACCGATCGTCCCTGAATGAGGCGTGGTGCTGGTTGCTGCTTGACTGGTTTGTCGTTGATGGCTGTGACGGCCTTTTCCCGTTTCACAAAACACTTGCCAGCCTGACCCCAACCGTCAACCACTGACGTTGATGTAGTTCGGGCGACCAAACCACGGGCTCGTGCTGGCAAATGTGCCATCCACTTTGCCTGATCCGGACAGGGAACCACCCCCACCGGTCGAGCTCTGGAAAACCAATCAATCCAGATGGTGTTTTCTGCGTTGTCCACGGCCGTCACTCTCGACATAATGGCCGCCCGTTCGTTGCAGACACACGAACGGAACTGGGTGACCTCCACTCCCTCAACGGCGATGGCGAACCACCACCAGGACTTGCTGGGCTCTTGACAGGCCAGCATGCCTGAGGTAGGGAGACCAAGGGAATGCACCAAGCGGTTCCTACCAACCACCGGCTCATTGTCCCTGAGTCCCATCTCGTCAACACACACATCATTTGGTGGTGGAACCGGTCTAACATCCGCAAAGTGATAACTGTCGTGGGTACCATCCACTTCAGCATCTCTTGCGCCGTCCCGTACAAAGACCTTATTGACTAACCACCATAAACTGGCGGGCCGAACAGCCACTAAGTTCCACAATGTGTGTAACAGAATCCCCCGCCTCTCCGGCAACCGGGTAGCAAGTAAGTGCATACCCATGGTTGGCCAGTACCTGGTCATTCCATGCATCCAGGCCTCAGTTCCGATGAGAGCGGCTTCCCACAGCCAATGGCGTCGTTTGATGTGCTCCTCCACTACACACCAACCATAAATGCTCAGAAGTTCTATGAGACTTGAAGCGCCACGCGTCACGGGGGTATTGGTTGCAGCTCCAGACGTTTGACTGATGCTACGACCAAAACCTGTGGCCATCTCAAAGATGCTGCCTGGCAAAACACGAAAAATGCTCTGCCAAGCCTCCTGCAGGAAGTTGGAGTCTACAGCTGCGGTCACTGCAGCTGTTGTCGACGTGATGTTGTCAATCCACGATGTGCCCACAAACGCGGTTGCTAGACCTGCGGTAAGGCCCAACACCCGTGAAACTGTCCTTCTTACAGCCTTCCTGTTTCGGTAGAGAGCCCAAACAGATCCGGCTATCAGGAGCGTCTTTAGATGGCCACCTCCGGGGGGGGGCTTTTCAAACGCTCGCTTGGCAGCTTCATTGATGTCCAGTGCTCCTGGAATCAACGTTCTGTACATTTCAATCTCAGCCCGCTCATTGAACGCCATGGCAATGAAAGCAAGTTTCGCCACCACGACACCCCTGCAGCTGGGGTGGACTAAGCTCGATCGGGACACTATGACCTCCGCGTGACGGATCAGTGAACGTAATAGCTCAGCCGACCGGTCACGCCCTGCAGCCTTGGGGTACAACTCTTGCACGAGTGCATGCGGCACAGCAACAATCGGCGCAGATGTGCTGTGGAGTCCACGCACGCCGAGGACTGATGCCGCGACGTCTGTGAATGCCTGAGTTGGTTCCCTACAAGGTGCGTCAATCGTGTAAAACGTTTGACCCCACAGATAGAAGTTGAGACATTTCCCGATGAAGCTCAACTCCGACCCTGCAGTAAATTCTGTAAGAACTGGAGTTTCAAGGGTGCCACCTTGATAGTACGCGAGGCAACCGAAGTTTGCAACGACTCGGCACGCGTACAGTCTGCTTAGACTCACCTCGGATTTGCGTTCCCCTCCCGGAAAGCGCATGATAATCCTTGCATCCTGCACGCATGCCTGGTCGTAGATTCCATCCTGAGCAACGACTTCAGCAGTCCATGACAGACCAGCCTCTTCGCCTTTCAGAGATGTCCTCTGCGGTAACCAGCGGCCCCCTCCAAATGCTGAGTCGCCTAGACGTCTCAAGCATTCCCAAAGGCCATCGATTCTGAGGGCGCCTGTCTTAGGGTTCTGAACTGGGCCAAACAAGTCCGAAAGCCTGGCGGCGTCCTCTTTGCTGACTCTGAACGGCAATCTAATTACCTCAGCACTAGCTTCCTCACTAGGAGCAGCAGCAACATTACTGTCACCGC